AGGCAGGTGTACTTATTGATAGCTTTGCTCCGATGCGCGTTGATTTTCTGGTTAAACCTGAAAATAGGTAGTAAAACTGTCCGATTTGTGGCATATATTGTTTCTGAATACAATTTGTGCACCTGTCGGATATTCGGTAGGTAGGCTTTGCTTTTTTATGTTTTCTACATTTGCAATGTTTTCTGAAAAAGTATTAATTGTTTATTTAATCCGTAAATATTTGATACAACTCTGCGCCCCGATGAGATGGCAGGAATAATGACGGATTTAACCACCTCATAAGATTTACCATGCCCAGGTAACCCTACATAAGCAGAAATAGCCATAAATTACCCCCTATCCAATAACAGGAATTCTGCGAATGATAAAACGAGACAGTAAAGCAGAAATGAAAAGGCTTATACCTGTAGGAACTTTTAAAATGTATAAAAAATAAAGAATTGAATCTGGCAACGCATTAAATAAATCCTTTATGTTTGGAATATTCTTAGGTAAAAACAGCTCTATAATTACAGGAATAAACTCGGTCGTAATGTAAAATAAAGCAAAAAATACAAAAAATTTTGCAAGCACTCCCCTAATCAAAAATTGCATTAAAGAAGATAATGCAGCAAATATAACTCCATACATAAAACCGCCCTCCCTAAGCACTCAATAAAACTCTTAAAGAAACAATTCCCCAAATCAATAACATCAAAGATGATATGATGCCTTTATTCCTTTCTACATAATCGCAATGTCTATCTAAAGTTACATTGGCCTCTAAATACGGAATATGCCCACTCCAAACCGGACACTGTATTTCTCTTTCGGAAATATTAAAATCTTTTAAAGAAGGGAAAAACTCATTAAAAGGCTCTAGTATTTGAAGTGCTGTAGGAGGATTAACTTCTGGCATATCAACATTTGGAGCAGATAGGTCAATTTGTCCTGATGTTGATGTAGAAGTTGATGTTGATTCAGACTGTTTTTTATCTTCTTTTGGTTTAGTATTACTAGAGCTATTTGGCTTACTAACATCATCAAACATATCATCAGAATATCTAAAACCAATTAAATCTTTAGCTTTTAAAGATGGGTCTGTAAAATATTTTCTAACATCACTCGGCTGAATATTAGAGATCACTTTTCTTTCTTCATCGGTGAATTCATCACTATTTAATGAAACCGCATTTTTTGCAAAACTAGAAATTTGTGCATCATCCTTTAGGATAACCTTATTCTCTGGAACTACTTGACTTCCCCAAAGGACTTGAGGTTTTTTAGAATCAGCTCTTTTATTTTGCTTAATAACCCTAACAGTAAATAAATCTCTTTGTATATAACACTCACTTGAACCTTTAATACATTGTTTAAAGGAAAAATTAACTATAAAACCATCAGAATAAATAGGGCTTTTTTCTTTAGAAACTACTTTAAAATCACTGAATGTTGAATTTAATGGCGCACGCTTAGCCTCTTCTTCAAAACCTTTATTTATCGCACAGTTAAGCGTTTCATCATGAGAAGATGTTTGACAAGAACCATAAGCATCTTCATAAGTAAAAACCATATTATCTTGAAGATTTACAAACACCGGATTAAATAAAGATGGCTCTTCCTCTAAATAAACCTTCTCTAACATACCTGTTTTAGGATCTTGCGCCATCACATAAAAACCTAATGAATCTTGAGAGGCAGAAGTAAATTTCTGAAAAGCACTATCAATCAATTGATCAGTAAAATATCCCAAACCAAAAGTAACCGCTAAACCCGTAATAGGATGTTTAGAATATAAAACTCCTGATGCTCTAGTCGCTTTTTTAGCAATACTACGTAAAACATTTGCTCTACGTACTTCTTGCATTGTAGATGCGCCAGAATTAGGAATAACTGCAGGTAAGTTGTATGTCCTGTTATAAGATCTCTCAAGTAAATCTTTAACAATTACTTTAGTTTTATTTTCAGTAGTAAACGGTCTATCCGCAGAAAATGATAAGCCACAAAAAAATGCAAAAAATACAATAACTATAAATTGTTCAAACCAAGCACTACGACCAATCCGCAAACTATTCCAAGGAAAAAGTATATTAAATCCCATAAAAACATTACCTAGCCCTTTATCATTGATTAATAAATAAAAAAGGAGGGGGAACCCTCCTTTTTCCCTAACGGCCAAATAAACCTAAAATAAATCGAATACCCATTTTCGCAATTCGAGGACCAAGAAGAACCCCACCGGCAGCAAGAATACCTGCTACTACAGTAGAAAAGTCCACTTGCCCAAGCATACTATTTACATCAATTTGTACCTTTTGAGCTGCTTCACCTTGAGCAAAAGCACTTAATGAAGAACCCAAAACAACTGCTGAAACAAGATATTTTTTAAGATTTGCCATAATAAACTCCTTGTACTGAGTTAAAATGAGATGCTTATCTCAGAATAGCTAAAATTGAACCAATAGATTTAGCTATCAAATAAAAAATAAGCACCAGACCAAATGAAAAGCCAAAACTATCGACATGATGAATAAAATCCTGTGCCGAAAAGTTTTGATTTTCATTACCTGAAAATGCCACAGATTGAAGTTTGACGGCCTCTGTCTGTGGTATTTTCAAAACCACTTCATTACAACTAATGCCTGATTGAGATTGACATAACTTCGTTGTAATCTCGATTTCATTACTCATAAATGAAATACCAATAAATAAAAAATTGTTAGAGCAAGACCACAACCAATAAAACTTGCTCCTACCATTTCTATAAATTCACGCATTATTTCAATTCTTCTATGATTGAACTTTCATCAAAGTTGTAAGTGATACCTTTACGGCCATTTTCCATAGCCCATTCACGAGGATAAACAAGCACCATTACAGTCTTATCTTTTAAGCGATTAATCGTATTTCTTAACGCATCATTCATAGAACGATCATCAATCTTGATTTCTTGAATTGACGTGTTATAGCCGCCATAACCATCAGGTTCTTGTAATTGAACCCCCATGTTATGACGATCTTTTACTTCTCCAGTCTCTCGATTAGTGAAAGATGAAGATTTATAACCTTTTAAGATACCTACAATATAAAATCCGGTACGCATAATTGATTTCTCCTAATTAATGATGAAAAGACTTATTTATTAAACAACAAAACGTAACTGAGGAGCGTTACTTGGAAATTGATAAAAATCAGGGGCTTTAAATGGACGAACCATAATATTTTCACAGGAGATAACTCTAACCGCTTGGAATTTCTCAACATCGCAAGGATTAGCAATATCAATACCTATTTTTCTTAATCTTGCTCTATGAGTTTCATATTGACGAGATTTTAGGCCTAAATCTTTTCCACTAGCCCATAACATTGCGTAATATGCTGAAGTTGTTGCTTTTCTCAATGTATCAACAATCCCTTGAGAAACTAATTGTTCAGCAATGGTTTCTAAATCATACTGACTTACATTTAGCTTTTTATACATGTCAATAAATTCCTTCTGTAAATTTTCTAATACTGAAAAATCACTAATTCCCCAATAACATAAATTTTCACGCTGCAAATATCTTGATTTTAATTTTTGCTCAAAACGGACTACTCCATTTTCTCTGCAATACTCATAAACACTTCTGTAATATCTAAACTCTTTTGATTCTTCACCAAATTTACGCTTAATCTTGTTATAAGAATGAACTCGCATTTCTTCGTGTTTTATATAACAACTTGGATAAATTAAATTGGCTTTTTCTTTTTTACTAAGCCAATCCGTGGTGCAACCATCTGTATGAAGTCTGCCAATAGAATTTCTATAACGCATCTGTGATAAGGCTTTTAGAAATGTACGCTCATTACCCTTACCAACAGCTTTATTAGTGGTAATATCTAAACGTTTAATAATTGCGCCATTAGAAAATTTTGAGACCTTAGAACCATCTTCGCCTTGGCGATAAAAAATTTCAGTGCAACGAGTAAAGATTGGTAATTTAAGAGAGGAAAGAATTGAATTGAAACAGGAAACGCAACTATCTACAGTATCAAAACCAAAAACATTTTCTACTCGACCCCATCTACTTGGGTTTCCTTCCATACGAATAATAGAACCCGAAATTTTAATTTTAACCTCATCACAATAACTGCCTTTATGACGATACTTTCCTGTTACTCTACTTTTTTTAATTTCGCCGCCTTCAGTAACGACCATTAAATATTCACCATAAATAGAAAGCAAAACATCTTCAGGGATTTCTACCCCAAAGTCCTGCTCTATTTCTAACCAGTCAATAAATAAAGACACTTTTGTTACCTATTTACCTAAAAAAGTATTTTAGGTATTTATATCACTTTCACCTTAAAAGGTAAATAGGTAAAATGAATATTAGGTAAAAAAGTTTATACTACAAATATTAAAATATTAAAATATTAAAATATTAAAATATTTAAGTGTAACAACATCTATACAGATGCAGAAAAGAGAGAATCCAACATGAAAACTACAGCTAGCTTTAACATAAAATTAGACAAGAAAATTAAAGTCGAACGCTTAGCCATGGAAGTAGGCATGAAAATTGGAAGACCAGTAAAATGGACTGAAGTAATGAATGTTTTAGTTGATCATTTTGCGAAAGATGCAGCCGCATATATTGAACACAACGAAAAACAAAACCAATAAATACCGCAGAATATTGCGGTAAAGTTCGGGTGTTACAGAACCCCCGAACTTTTTTGAGCAAAAAACAACCACAGGAGGAAGGAATGACAAGGATAAAACAGTTAATGCAAAAAATAATGATAGAAAAAGAAATAAATAAACCAGATATCTACATTTATAAAGTTAAATATGATGAAGATCGCAATGTTATCAGTAGTGTCAAAGTAAAGTTTACTTCAGATGGCTCCATGTTCAGTTTATCTAGAGAATTAATAGTTTCCTTACTGAAAACAGAAAAATTATCAATCAAAACTGGTACGAAAAAAAATGGTACATTGATTACTGGGGATGATGTAGTTCTCTATAATGATGAGTTCATCACAACCGCAGGAAACAAAAGAAAGTCTGATAATTTAGAAAATTTACCTGAATTTTAGCCAAAATAGCCAGCAAATTGCTGGCTATTTTCTTCTGAAAAATCTTCTTCTTGAGGGAATCGGGCTAAACACTTTAATGAAATCATCCTTATCTATTGGCACACTTGAATTTCTAAGCTCAGTCAAAAATGCAGCCAAATGTTCACATAAATCGAACCGGAGATCGCTTTCCTGTCTTGTGTAAAATCGCTTAGACTCAAACCTAATCTCAATAGTATCAATCGTACAATAAACTCGGTAATCATCCATTTTCAATAATCTAACCGCATTCAGAAAATGTATCGGTGTTATGTCTTTTAATGTAATATCTGCCAT